GATTAGCCCATCTAAGCTTCGTATGATGACCTACGATGATCCTATTAAAAGATCTGGAGGTTTGGATGTATATGAAGACCCAATAAAAGATAAAACGTATGTAATTACAGTAGACGTTGCTAGGGGCATAAGTAAAGACTTTAGTGCATTTACTGTTATTGACACTACGACAATACCATATAAATTAGTGGCAAAGTATAGGAACAGTGATATTAAACCTATTTTATTCCCTAATGTAATTTTTGATGTAGCTAAAGCATATAACCATGCATATATCTTAATTGAGGTAAATGATATTGGTGGTCAGATTGCTGATATTCTACAGTATGATTTGGAATATGACAACATACTGATGTGTTCTATGAGAGGTAGAGCTGGTCAAATTGTCGGTCAAGGTTTTTCTGGAAAGAAATGTCAGCTTGGGGTAAAAATGTCATCTACAGTTAAAAAGACTGGTTGCTCTAATTTAAAAGCTTTAATTGAAGAAGATAAACTACTCTTAAGTGATTATGAAATAATTTCCGAATTGACTACCTTTATTCAAAGAGGTCAGGCATGGGAAGCTGAAGAAGGATGTAATGATGACTTAGCTATGTGTTTAGTTATATTTTCCTGGTTAGCTCTTCAGCCATATTTTAAAGAGCTTCACGATAATGACGTTAGACAAAGAATATATGATGATCAAAGAGAAGCCATAGAAGCTGATATGGCACCTTTTGGTTTTGTTGATGATGGATTAGATGATACGAGTTTTGTTGATAATGACGGTGATCGATGGCACTTGGATGAGTATGGAGACATGTCATACATGTGGGATTATAACAGCTAACCAGAAATATTTCAAATACTAAATATTTGTAGAACTCACCTAGAGAAGTATTTTAGGAGATTAGCAGATGGCATCAACGCAACTATCCCCTGGGGTTGTCGTTCTTGAAAGAGATTTAACTTCTGTAGCAAATGCAACCGTAGATAACATTGCTGCAATTGTTGGATCTTTCGAGAAAGGACCAATCGAGAAGATCGTTAACATTACATCAGAAAAGGAATTACTCTCAGTCTTTGGTAGACCAAATGACTTTAACTACGAGTATTGGTTTTCTGCGGCTCAGTTTCTCCTTTACGGAGGATCATTAAAAGTTATCCGTGCAAATAACAGTGCATTGAAAAATGCTATTGATACTGCACAGTTTGTTCTATCAACTTTTAGTGCTTCAGATACAACCTTAACCGTTGCATCTCCTACAGATATTACTGTTGGGGATCTACTGTTAATCGATGCTGAAATTTTAACTGTATCTTCTGTTTCTGGAAACAACATTAGCGTTGCGAGAGGTCAGTTAGCATCATCTGCAGCATCTCACGCTGCTGGTGCAAGCATCACTTTAATTGAAGAGACTGGAACTTCAACAACAGTTAATGAGGGTGCGACATTCAGCAGTTCAGATCTAACTCTTACTGTTACTTCTGCAGCAACACTTGCTGTAAATACCAACGACTATATTCGTATTGATGATGAAATTCTTCGTGTTTCTGCGATTGTTGGAAATGATCTTACTGTAGTAAGAGCACAGTTGAATACAACTGCTGCAGCTCATACAAATGGATCTACTGTAGATCTATTAACTGTAACTACAGCAAAGACAACAATTAATGAAAGCACAACTACTGGTGTTGCTGCTCCTTTAATCAAGAATATCGAAACTTACGAATCAACAATTGAAGATGCAGCTAATAACTGGAAGTGGGCTGCTAGAAACCCTGGAAAATATGGCAATTCTCTAAGAGTTGTCATGACTGATGCTGGCGCAGATCAAATTCTCGCATTGAATCAGCCAACAACTTCAGAGTGGGAGTTCACAAATAATTCTGAAGTTTCATATGCATCAGCAAATATCTTTGGTAAGGTATACAATTACAGTGTTGTGTTAACACTAAAAGCTGATAGCACTTTAGTTGGTGATTTTGCTGCTGGAAATTTCTTTACTGCAAACTCTGGTAATACTACTGGTAGAATTGTTGCTTGGGATAGAGTATCCAGAAAATTAGAAATTTCTATTAGCTCAACATCATCTGCAGTTTTATCAGCTAATCAGGCAATTACTGAACTTTCCAATAATAATGGTGTTGCTGGATCTGCTACTGGCGACTCAGCTTCTATTGAATCGATTGAAAGAAAACTATATGTTTATCTAAACCAAGGTTCACCTGCTTTCCAGGCAAACCAAACTATCGTTGATTCTAATGCAGCTAATATTTTAATTAGCGCAGTTAGAGATGAATATGAGGAGAGAACTTACGGTAAAAACCAGAAGTGGATTAATGTTGCACCAAAGCCTGCAACTTCACAGTGGGTAGCAGATCGTGGTGGTAGCAGAGACCAGTTCCACATTCTAGTTATTGATGGTGATGGTCTTCTAACTGGAACTCCTGGTTCATTACTTGAAAAGCATCTATTCGTATCTAAGGCATCTGATGCGAAAGGCAATCAAGGTGAGTCAATCTACTATAAGGAAGTTCTAAAAAATTCTTCCAACTATCTATATTGGGGATCACATGAAACAGCAAATCTACATGATGTAAATCCTTCAATTAATGGATCTATTGGTTTGAGTGGAATCAATAGAAACTTTGATATTTTCAAGGGTGCAGCTCTTGTAGACATCGACAATCCATCTGGAACTAATGCTCAAGCAGTTGCTTTAATTGGAACTGCAAATAATGCAACTCTCAAGTATTCATTACAGGGTGGTGTTGATGGATATGAGCTTTCAAGACCAGATGTGTTCTCGGCATATGATTTAATTTCTGATGCTGAGACTGAGAATGTAGATTACATTCTTTGTGGACCTAGCATGTCAACTGTCAATGACAGCATTGCAAAGGCACAAAAAGTAATTGACATTGCAGCAAATAGAAAAGATTGTATCGCATTTGTATCTCCACAAAGATCTGATGTTGTCGGTGTTGCAACCACTGCACAAATTGTTGATAGAACTATCACTTTCTTTAATCAACTAACGTCTACATCATATGCAGTATTTGATAATAACTACAAGTATGTTTATGATAAGTATAATGATAAGTATCGTTACATCCCATGTAATGCTGACGTTGCAGGTTTAACCTTGTCAACTACTCTTAATCAGGAGCCTTGGTATTCTCCAGCTGGATTTAATAGAGGTAATCTAAAAAATGCAATTAAGCTTGCATATTCACCTCTAAAAGATCAGAGAGATCAACTCTATAATGCAAGAGTTAATCCAATCGTAAGCTTCCCTGGTCAAGGAATTATTCTGTTCGGTGACAAGACTGCATTAGCATATCAATCTGCATTTGATAGAATTAATATTCGTCGTCTATTCCTCGTTATCGAAGAAGCAATTTCTGGTTCTGCTAGAAGTCAGCTATTCGAACTAAATGATGAATTCACAAGATCATCATTCAAGAATCTTGTTGAGCCTTATCTAAGATCGGTTCAGGCAAGAAGAGGTATTGTTGATTTCCTTGTTGTTTGTGATGCAAGCAATAATCCTCCTGAGGCAATTGATAGAGGAGAGTTCTATGCTGAAATTTTTGTAAAACCAACGAAGTCAGTTAACTACATTACATTAACCTTTACTGCAACAAGAACTGGCGCTTCGTTTGCTGAAGTTACTTCGTGATCAATTTATTAAGTTTACAAGAGGAAACTAAAAATGGCAGATCCAGTTCAAAAAGAAAACGCAGTAATTGCAACATCAATTACTAATTTCAGAGATCAAATTAGAGAACTTGCAAGACCTAATCTCTTCCAAGTTGAAATTATCCCGCCTCCAATCCTAGGAAATAGTTCAACTATTGCCACTGGAAACGATGCTTCTGGATTGAATACTTCAACAAATGGTGGAGCAACAACTTCTAATGCAAGCGCATTAGCACTATCAACAGTATTAGTTAAAGCAGCCAATATCCCAGCATCTACTGTTGGTGTTATTGAAGTTCCTTTCAGAGGAAGAATGCTTAAGATTGCTGGTGATAGATCATATGAGCCATGGACAGTTACTGTTCTCAACGATCAAGCATTTGCAATTCGTAAGTATTTTGAAATCTGGTCTTCATATATCCAAAGACTAGATGTAAACTTACAGACTGCTGCAACGATTGCTGATTATCAATCAAATGCAATTGTTCGTCAATTGAGCAGACAGGGAACTGTTGTTAGATCATATAAGTTTGAAGGTATTTGGCCATCTGCAATTTCTGCAATCGATCTTGCTTGGGAAACCAATGATACGGTTGAAGAATATACTGTTGAATTCCAAGTTCAGCATATTGACTTTGTAGACGACACAAATACAGCAAACGGTCAAACTGATGGCAGAGGCAATGGCTCTGGAGCTACTGCTGGCTGATATATAAATACATTAGTAAATTATTTTGGTGTATTTGAATGTCTCAATTGTTTGGTTTTTCACTTGAGAGGGCGAAGAAGAAGGGCTCTGGCCCTTCTTTTGTTCGCAAAGAATCGGATGACGCAGCATCTCCTATAGTTGCTGGGGGTTATTTTGGTCAGTATGTAGATATTGATGGTTATGTCAAAAATGAAAATGACTTAATCATGAGATACCGTGACATGTCAATACACCCAGAATGTGATAGAGCAATCGATGATGTAGTTAATGAAGCAATTGCTGGAGAATTAGATGATACTCCAGTATCTCTTGATTTGACTAATTTATCAATAAGCAATAATTTAAAAGAAAAAATAAGAGAAGAATTTGAAAATATTTTAATACTATTAGACTTTGATAGAAAAGCGTATGATATTTTTAGACGCTGGTATATCGACGGAAGACTTTTCTATCATAAAGTAATAAATCCACAAAATCCTAAAGACGGAATTGTAGAATTAAGATATATTGATCCAAGAAAAATTAGAAAGGTAGTAGAGTTTGAAAAGGATAAGAGTAAAACTCCTCCAAATTCTAATACTGTATTAGTTCCAAAATCCGCAGAATATTATCTTTATAATGCAAAGGGGCATACCAGTGGATATGAAAGCCAAGGTGTAAGAGTTGCACCAGATGCAATTTGTTATGCTCATTCTGGAATCGTTGATATGAATCGTAATATGGTTCTATCACATTTACATAAAGCTATTAAGTCACTCAACCAATTAAGAATGGTTGAAGACAGCTTAGTAATTTATAGACTCTCTAGAGCGCCAGAGAGACGCATTTTCTATATTGACGTTGGTAATTTACCAAAACAAAAAGCCGAGCAATACTTAAAGGAAGTAATGTCTCGCTATAGAAACAAGTTAGTATACAATGCAGACACTGGTGAAATTCGTGATGACAAGAAATTCATGAGTATGCTTGAAGATTTTTGGCTCCCTCGCCGCGAAGGTGGTAGAGGAACCGAAATTACTACTCTTCCTGGTGGTCAGAATCTTGGTGAACTTGAAGATATTAAATATTTCCAAAAGAAGTTATATCGTTCATTAAACGTTCCTGAGTCTAGAATTGAATCTGATAGTGCATTTAATATTGGAAGATCTGCAGAGATTACTAGAGACGAAGTTAAGTTTCAAAAATTTATTATTAGACTTCGTAAGAAATTTGCAGATTTGTTTAGTGATCTATTAAAAACTCAACTCGTTCTAAAAGGAATAATTAGCTTAGAAGAATGGGATGACTATAAAGAGCATATTCAATATGACTTCATTGCAGATAATTATTTCAGTGAACTGAAAGAAAAAGAAATTCTCAATGAGAGAATGAATTTAGTTACTGGAATGGATGCTTATGTTGGAAAGTATTTCTCTGTTGAATATATTCGTCGTCAAATACTTAAGCAAACTGATAATGAAATGAAAGATATTGATAAGCAAATTAAAAAAGAAAAACAAACAGGAATCATTGTTGATGAACAGGAGTTGATGATGCAGCAACAAATGGCTGCGGAACAGCAACCACCACAAGATCAACAAACACCAGAAACAACTGAAATTGATCCTAAGGATTATAAAAAAGGAGAATTCTAAATAGTAATAGTGGGAGAACAATTATGCCTAGTGAATATGCACAAGATATCGTAAATGCTCTTTTTTCTGGTCAAAAAGACCTATCAGATTATGTAGATGCTGGTATGAAAACTCTTGCATTAGATGCAATTGATGATCTTAAACAGCAAATTGGTATGAATATGTTTGAGACTGAAGAAGAAGAGGGAGACGATGAACTAGAAACCGAAGAAGAGGAAACCGACGATGAAGCTGATTACGGAGAAAGTTGAAGAAGCCAAACTTATTGTAGAAAATAAGAATGGTAAAAAATCATATACAATTGAAGGTATTTTTCTTCAAGGTAATCTGAAGAATAGAAACGGTAGATATTATCCCGTTGATATTCTTGAAAGAGAAGTAAAAAAATATGAAGACTCTTTTATTAAGAGTGGTAGAGCTTTGGGTGAACTAGGTCATCCAGACGGACCAACTATTAATTTAGATAGAGTATCACATTTAATTACTTCCTTAAATAGAGAGGGTAACAACTTTAAAGGTAAAGCAAGAATTCTCGACACTCCTATGGGGAATATTGCAAAGAATTTACTGGATGAAGGAGTTAAGTTAGGAGTTTCATCTAGAGGATTGGGAACTCTTAAAGAAGAGAACGGAATGAAAGTTGTTAGTGATGACTTTATGCTTGCAACTGCTGCTGATATTGTAGCAGATCCTTCTGCCCCTGATGCATTTGTTCAAGGTATTATGGAAGGTAAAGAATGGATTTGGCAGGGAAATAGACTAACAGAAAAAAGAATTGAAACATATAAAAAGTCAATTGACAATTCACCAGTTAGTGAATTGACTGAGCGAAAGATTCGAGCATTTGCAGATTTTATCCAAAATCTGTAAAACATAAATAACTATATAAAGTTCCTATAATAGTAGCAACAGGAGACAAGAGAAATGTCAAAGGGCTTTGAAAATCTAGAGGAAAACCAAGTGACTGCAAACGCAAAGGCTGCAGATCCTCAAGGCAAGCTTGAGAATGAAGGTTCAGGTTTAGGTTCTGTTGAGGATCTAGGCGGACCTACACCACAAAACAGCAAGCCAGATGATGAATCAAATAAATTGAGAACACCATCTAAGGGTCAGATTCAATCTCCAAAGAATAAGCCTTCTGATGCATCTGCTGATAAGCAGGAAACCATTCAGAAGAAGCCTACCTTTGAGGAGTCTGAAGTTGAAGGTGAAACTCTAGAAGAGGAAATTGAAGATGAAGTAGAAATGATCGAAATCGATCTTTCTGCAGATGTTGCTGCTTTGACAGAAGGTGAAGATCTAACTGAAGAGTTCAAAGAGAAAGCAAAGACTATCTTTGAAGCTGCAGTTATCTCTCGTCTTAATGAAGAGCTTGAGTATATTCACGAGCAATATGCAGAAGTTCTAGCAGAAGAAATTGAGACCGTAAAGCAAGAACTAGCTGAGCAGGTAGATGACTATCTCTCATATGCTGTTTCACAGTGGATCGAAAATAACGCACTTGCTATTGAGCATGGCGTTAAGAGTGAAATGGCAGAATCTGTTCTAGAAGGTCTCAAGCAAGTTTTCGTCGAGAATTACATTAGTATTCCCGATGAGAAAGTTGATCTTGTAGATGAAATGGTAGATCAACTTGATGTTATGGAAGATAAGCTCAACGAGCAAATCGCAGAAAATGTAGAACTCCATAAGACACTTGGAGGATTTATCAAGAATGGGATTGTGGCAGAAATTTCTGAAGGTTTGAGCCTTTCCCAAAAGGAAAAGCTTTCATCATTAGCAGAAGCAGTTGAGTTTGAAACCGAAGAATCATTCCGCGAAAAAGTAAAGACTCTCAAAGAATCATATTTCTCAAGCAAGCCTCAGGCTGGCGGAGAAGTAATTTCAGAAGAGACTCAAGCACAAAATGCTCCAGTATCAGATTCTATGTCTAGATACGTCACAGCATTATCTCGCTGGAAATGATTGAAGTTTTGTAATTTATAAATATTTTTAGTTATACAATAACACTCACTTAAACTTTTTAGGAGAAACAAGCAATGTTCAATACAGAGCATCTGCAAGAGAAGTGGGCACCTATTCTTGAGCATTCGGAAATCGAATCGATTTCTGATCCTTATAGAAAGGCTGTTACTTCAATCTTGCTCGAAAACCAAGAGAAGTTCCTCAGAGAAGAGCGTGGATTCCTCTCAGAAGCTGCTCCAACCATGAACTTAGGTGGTTCAAGCAACGGCTTCACTGGCGCAGCTACATCGACTGGTCCTGTCGCTGGTTTCGATCCTGTTCTAATCAGCCTAATTCGCCGCTCAATGCCTAAGCTTATTGCTTATGACATTTGTGGTGTTCA